TGTACATCTCAGCCGACACAAACGCTCACACAATGGCTATGCGTCTGCTATCAATGATAATCAACAAGCCTCAAAGCGAAGCAGAGATGCTTTTAGTTGACGATGTTGAGAACTCACGAAAGATCATCAATAATTCCTCAGGGCATATCTTCTGGTCGTTTGAGTCAGCGCCAACGCTGTCTGATCTCGATCAAGAGGTAGAAGCATTTGAGGAGTTGTGGGGCTGTGCGCCTACTCTCATTGTTATCGATAACCTTATGGATATTGCTAATGATGGTGGGGAAGAGTTTGCCGCTATGCGCTCCACAATTAAAGAGTTGAAATATCTCGCAAGAGATACCAACGCTGCTGTATTACTACTGCATCACACCAAAGAGTCGTATGTAGGTAATCCTTGCCAGCCACGTTCTGCTTTGCAGGGTATGGTTGCACAGTTACCTGCTCTGATTTGTACAGTTGGCACGAATGCTCCTGGCTTTATCGCCGTAGCACCAGTGAAGAACCGATATGGCAAAGCAGACCCTACTGGGGATACGGCTTTTTGGTTGCAGTTTAATCCAGAAATAATGGATGTCTCTGATATACCTGAGAGGGTATGATGAAAGACATCAATGAGTTAAAACCAGATTATTCTAGGGCGATGGATATCCGTGGTGAACCTACCTCGGTATGCATCTGTGGAAGTTTCGTTTGGAATCTAAAGGTAGCGTTCGACTCGGACGGTACTATCGGAATGTATTTCAGAGATATGGAGTGTGTTGACTGTGGAACGCAGGCTACCGCCCCGATTGAGGAGTAAAAATGAAACGACTGAAAATATACGCTTGGCTAATGTCTGCTGTAGTCTTTGTGGGAACCTTGCCTCACGCTGTGGGTGCGATACTTACCAAGACTCATACACAGAAGATCGAGATGGTTCCACCATGCGAACCGAGTATTTCGTATATGAAGAAAATGGCAAAACAGGTAGCGAGAGGGAAAGTTCTTGCTATATACAAAAGCAACTATGAGTGGAAAGCACTCTACAAGTTATGGAGTAAAGAGTCTCGTTGGGATCATACAGCGAATAACCCACGATCTAGCGCATACGGCATTCCCCAGATGCTGAAGATGCCTGAGGACACTCCACAGACTAAGCAAATTGATTTAGGCTTGAAATATATCAAGGCGCGATACGGCTCTCCTTCAAGAGCACTCGCGTTTCACAATGCAAATGGGTGGTATTAATTGTCTAATGCAGCGAAAGCCAAAGGCTCCAAAGCCGAACGTGATGTTGTTACTTATCTGATTGAGAACGGTTTCCCATACGCTGAAAGGCGTTTAGCAGGGGCGCAGGAAGATAAGGGCGACATCGCTGGAGTCAACGGTGTCTGCATAGAAGTTAAAGATCACGCCAAGATGGTTCTATCTGGCTGGATTGAAGAGATGATACTAGAGACTAAGCATGCAAAGGCTTGGACTGGTGTTGTTATTCATAAGCGAAAAGGTAAAGGCTCTCCTGCCGATTGGTATGCTAGTATGCCTGTATCAGTATGGTTAGAACTATTAAAGAAGGCTATTGATAAATGAAGTATGATAAGCCAAGCATGACGGCGGTTCTCGAGTACTACGGTGCTCGGGTTCCGACCCGTCGTGGTTGGTTTTCTATGAAGTGTCCGTTCCATGAGGATAGTCATGCATCAGCATCGGCTAACACTGATGATGGGGCATTCTGTTGCCACGCTTGCCAGATGAAAGGCGACGGGTACGCTATTATTATGAATAAAGAAGGAGTTCAATTTCGTGAAGCAGTCAGCATCGCACAGAGAATACTTGACGCGCGCGGCGAAGTACTACCACAGCGCTCTACACGAAGCGGAGGACTACCTCGCAGAACGGGGAATAACTCTGGAACACGCACAGAAAGTTCGCTTGGGCGTCGTGCTCGAGCCACTAACGGGTCATGAAGCATATATCAACAGGCTGGCGATTCCGTACATCACGCGTTCGGGGGTGGTTGACATTAGATTCCGTTCAATGGATCTATCCGAACCGAAGTACATGGGTCTCACGGGCGCTACGACGCACCTCTATAACGTATCTGCATTTTTCAAAGCCTCGTCGTATATTGCTATCTGTGAAGGTGAGGTTGATACGATCACACTCGATACAGTGTGTGGTATTCCTGCAGTGGGAGTCCCAGGAGTCAACAACTGGAAGAAGCACTACTCAAGGCTCCTAGCGGACTTTGATAAGGTATTCTTATTCGCAGACGGCGATAACGCTGGAACAGAGTTCGGTAAGTCTCTTGCTAGAGAACTATCGAACTTGACCATAGTACAGATGCCTGAGGGAGAAGATGTTAATTCTATGTACCGCACACATGGTGCGGATTACTTTAGAGCAAAGATTGAGAGTGCATAATGTTAATGCCACTTGACGGACACTTCGCCTGTAAAGACGACTGCGACTTCACCACCTGCGATGTATTTGAATTCCTAGATCACTGTGGTGTTGAGTTCGGTTGGTCGGTTCATCTCAATGAACGATACTCATTTGACTTATTCACTTTCCTACAGATACTCAACGACCTTACAAACAAGGGCGATCTAGATGGTATCTATGACCATGTGCAGAGTGCTACGACCTTGATGGTCAATGCATCTGATGATGATCTAGAAGATTACATTGAGGAAGCAGTGGTTGCTTCTGAGATGAAAGACATAATCAACGGCGTAGAAAGGCTCCTGAAAGACAATGACTAAATCGTTCTTAGAACAAGAACCAACCAAGTTTGAACTAGACCTATGGAGCAACGTCGATGAACTCACTAATCTACTCCTCAAAAAGCATCACGATTACGGCCCAAAGAATATCTCTCAAAGCCCTGGAGGCCCCCTCAACGGACTCCGAGTTAGAATGTGGGACAAGATCGCCCGTATCAATCACCTACTCGAAAGTGGTGAGGACGCGCGTAACGAGTCACTTGAGGACTCCTACGCAGACCTCGCAAACTATGCTATAATCGGACTAATGGTACTGAAAGGACAATGGCCCCAAGAATGAAAATATTTGGCCCATACAAAGGAAGCAAACAAAATGGTGGACGCCCAATCTACGTTATCAAGCGTAAGAAAAAAGATGGCACTACTGAAACTACATCTACAAATAAGGCTCGCTTGGATTTTAAGCGCGCTACAGGAAAGAAACTAAAGCGTAACCAAGAAGTAGATCACATTGACAATGGTGGTCGTGCTGGTCGTGATGGGATATCTAACCTACGCATCCTATCTAAAAAGAAAAACGTAGGCTTAGAAAATAAGAGACGAGCCAAGAAAAAGTGAAAAACATTGTTTGCATTTCTGATCTCCAAGTACCGTATCACGATGTAGAAGCCACAAAGGCAGTCGCAAAGTTTATCCAATGGTATCAGCCAGAGACAGTCGTCTCTTGTGGAGATGAAATGGATATGCAGACAATTTCGAAATGGTCAAAGGGTACTGAACTAGAGTTCGAACGATCTATTGGTCGTGACCGTGACCTTACTCGTCAAGTCTTATATGACTTAACCGTTGAACACATGGTGCGTAGTAATCATACGGATCGATTGTTCACAACAGTTGCTATGAGAGCGCCAGGATTACTTGGTCTACCTGAATTGCAATTAGAAAACTTTCTTGGACTCAAAGAACTTGAGATCCAATATCATTCTGACCCATACGAACTAGCCCCTGGCTGGTTGCTTATGCATGGTGATGAAGGAAATGTACAGCCTACTGCGGGTGCTACTGCATTGGGCTTAGCAAAGCGTTCAGGTATGTCCGTAGTCTGTGGTCATACGCATCGTATGGGTCTCACACATCAGACTCAAACATATCGTGGTGGTAAGCCTAAGACTATCTGGGGTATGGAACTTGGTAATCTTATGGATTACCGTAATGCAAAATATATCAAGGCAGGGTTGTTCACATGGCAACAAGGCTTTGGTATCTTGCATGTAGACGGTAAGAACGTAACTCCACAGTTAGTTCCAATCATTAACAACTCATTTACTGTGGATGGAAAAACATTTAAGTGGTAAAGCACGTCGTAATGTTTTCTGGTGGCATAGGTTCTTGGGCTACGGCTAAGTTAGTTGCTCAAGAGTTTGGTACAGATAACCTTTACTTGGTGTTCTCTGATGTAAAAGGAACTAATGAGTCGCCCCATGTAGGTGAAGATGAAGATACCTATAAGTTTATAGATGCTGCCGTGGCTAACATTGGTGGACAATACATCTATCTGAACCACGGGAAAGACATCTGGGAAGTATTCAAAGAAGGCAACTTCTTAGGTAACAGTAGATTTGCTAGTTGTTCTCGTGAGTTAAAGCAGAAACCTGCTAGGCAGTGGTTAGAAAATAATTGCACACCTGAGGATACTGTTGTGTATGTAGGTATTGATTGGTCTGAGACGCATCGCTTGCCAGCGATAGTTAAAAACTATCTGCCTTACACTGCCAAAGCACCGCTTACAGAACCACCATACAAAGATAAAGATGAACTAATTGAGTGGGCTAAGCAAGAAGGCTTGCCTATACCAAGATTATACGGCATGGGATTTCCACATAACAACTGTGGTGGTGGCTGTGTCCGTGCTGGACAAGCACAGTTTAAGAAACTATTAGAGATCATGCCAGATAGATATGCTGTATGGGAAACTAAAGAACAAGAAGTTAGAGATCATCTTGGCAAAGATGTTTCTATTCTTAATGATAGACGCGGTGGTGGCCCAAGAAAACCATTAACTCTTAGAGACTTTCGTGATCGAGTAGCGAAGGAGTCTATCGATGAGTTAGACTTTGGTTCCTGCGGATGTTTTTTTGAGGATGATAATGGTAGTTGATACAGACAAATACGATCAACTTGTAGCGCACATCGCCTATGAGTTTGGTCGTAAGTTTCACATGATAGATGCCGATGATGTGCGTCAGGAACTATGGATATGGTTCTTGGAACACCCTAATAAGGTAAAGACATGGGAAGCACTAGAAGGTAAGCAGGCTATTAAGTTGATTGCTAGATCGCTACGCAACGCCGCTAAGGACTACTGCCAGAAGCAGAAGGCTCAGGCTGTGGGCTATCGTGTAGAGGATAACTACTACTACGACAGAGAATTGA